GTGTCTTACTGGATGACATGATTATGTGATGTTAAGGTCAGCAATTACACCTGACGATGCCTGGTTAGATGCCTGGAGGGTGTATTCCACCAACAAGGCTCTCTTGATTGCATCACCGGTTTTTGCAATTTCCTCCTGCTTAAAATCACGCAGATACACAACTTTCCAAAACTCAGGATCAATTACATATCCAGTTTGCTCTCGGCAAAATCTGGAAGGAATTACCTTAAAATCTCCAAAATCGCTGGAATACAGGTCTGCTGCACCCTGAATCTTGGTTTCGCTTATCATCTGTCTTGCACTGGCACGACCTGTGAATGCAGAGACTTTCCCCTTATTCACTGGCCCAACCATAAGAATAGATGGCTCGCCACCATTTGTGTAACAAGACTGAATCACCGTCTTTAAAAGTGCTTCTGTTATGTCACGCTTGGTGGCTGCATCTACGGGTGCTGCCCCATTTCCTGCGCCTGAACCTGCTGGAGAACCTGCGCCACGACTTACATTAGAAGTAGGCCAGGTTTCAAATCCACCTAGGGTCCTTGCTGTTGTGGCATTACCTGCTGCCCTTGCAACTTTACCCGTCAGGGCGTTTTCCATATCTCTCTTGAGAGCTTTTGACTCCTTTGCGAGTTGATATGCCATCTCTGAATCACGACCTGCTTTGCTCGTTACCTGCTGTGTACCTGCAACGATAACAGTTTTGGACGAGATTTGAGTCTGGTTATTCAGCCTGACAGTTGGTGTCTGTGCCGAAAAAGTATACTCATTTCCTTCCACCTGTGCATTTGATGCCACAGAATCAATATTATCAGTCTGCCACTCATGCAAAGTATTTGTTGCTTTTCCACGACCTACCATGGACATAAAAGGTGTATCGCTAGGCGATATATTGTAGATCACATTTGATAAATCTTCCCGTGTACCTATACTCGTATAGGTTTGGTAAGTTCCGCTTACTGCTGCCATTTTTGCTCCTTATTTAGAACGAATTAAATTATAAAATATACCAGCCGCATCCTCGACACGACCAGATTTTTTCAGTCTTTCCGATGCCTTTCCTTGCTTGATTTTTCCTGGATCACCAGATTTAGACCCCGGCTTCATTGATTGTCTTCTGACAGATTTGATTCCATGCTTTTTTACCTGTAACTGATCCCAGAGTGCTGCTTTTCGCATTGTTGCCACTGCACGACTGTCATAGGCTTGGTCTAGTTCCTGCTTTGTAAAACCTATGCTTTTGCCGTACTCCATTACCAGTTTCTTTTCGGCATTTGCCAACTTACTGTCTTTCCATTCAGGTACAAGCTTTAGTAGCTCAACCTTCTGTTCTTCAATGAAGTGGTTAAGATTCTCGCCCCTTTCTGCTTCCTGTTGCTTCTGCAACTGTTCAAGTTGATTAGCTCTTTCCGCATTCTTGGTTTGAACATCTCTTAAAGCATCCCTTTGTACAAGATACTCCATTGGGTCTGATTCTTTGAGATTTGCCCAGTATTCATCATTCTGTTCAGGCAATTGAGGTTGTTGCTGCTGTGCATATTCCAGTGCTTGTACTGCTTGTTCCCTAAGTTTACTGGCTTCTGCTGTTGCATCATCAAGCTTCCCACGGTCATCTGCAAGTGCTTGTGACTTACGAGTGTAATTTTGGCCTTTCGAGAAGGAATCCTTTAAATCCTGAAGTGTCACCTGATGAGTCTCTCCATCAGATTTTACTTCATGTAGTTCTTCTTCCGGTTCCTCTTCCTCTTCAGCCTCATACTCCTCATCGGCTTCTTCCTCCTCTGAACCTTCTTCAAGTTCTTCCTCTTCCGGTTCAGGTTGGGTTAACTGGTTGTCTTCGTCCGTTGGCAATTCCTCACCACTTTCAAGGGTCAGTTCATTTTCCCATTTCTTTGCTGCTACATCCAGGTCAGACTCCATAAAGGAGCTATTGTCCTGCTGTTCTTCTGCCATAATATTTTCCTATCAAATAGTTTTACTCATTGCTGAGAACCAAGTGATTAACCATTCCTTGCTATAAGATTTTCATCCCCTGAGTTAATCATGGATTCTAACTCTGCTTTCAAGTCGCTCAATGCACGGAGGGATAAAAATAATCTCTCCCTGGTAATTGAGTCTTCAATATCAGAATTTACCCACTGCTCATTATAATGGTCTTCCAAGTTTTCAAATGCTTCTTGGATAACCGGGTCTTCCAACACAAACTTTGCGGCATTGGCCTTTAAAATTCTCTCTTCAACCGTTGTTCTCTCAAGAGAGGCTTTTTTCTTTCTTTTACCCATTATGAAGGTATAGGTTCAATCGGCTGTCCCATCTGCTGCTGTGGATTCATGTCATTTGGAGGCATCGGCATCTGTTCTCCTTGCGGAACACCTTGAGGGGGAGGTTGCATCATTTGTTGCATTTCCATTTGCCTCGACTGTGCATCCGCTTTTATTTTTTCCCTGTCCTTCTCGATCATGCCCTTCATTTCAGTCTGGTCTATAGTCACCTTATACTTGTTCTCCAGTTCTGTAACCTGCATCTCAAGGTCAGTCTCCATCTTGTCCCTGTCAAGGTCATCTTTGCGTATCATTATCTCTCTGTCAAGATCAAGCCGGGACTTGTCATTTTCCATATCTGCCCGTACCTTGTCTGCCTGTGCCTGTGCATATATCTCGTCTGGGGATGGTTGTGGTTCCGGTGGAGGAGGAGCCTGATAAGTCGCTGGATCAGTCCAGAATGTCTGTGTATCCTTAAATCCACTCAGTTCTGTCATCTTGGTTAAAGTTGCATGATACTGTTTGAACGTGACTAATGGATTCTCTGGTCCCTGCTTCTCCAGGATTGCTTCTTGTTTAGCTGCAACTCCTGCTAACATCCCCATTCTCTCTTCTGTAGTACCAAGTCCAAGTGCAACATTTACACTTACATCCATTCCTGCATCCCATGCCCTTGGATCAATCGGTATCCACTCGTTTCTGAGCCGAACCATACGAGCTTGATCCTGATGCCTGTGAAGTAATTTAAGTATCTTTTTAAACAGAGGCTTCATCCCATTCTCTGCATATATCCTGCACAATAGCTCAATCTGTGCTTGTGAGGCCGCTACTGTCGCAGATACTGCCGATTTTGTACTACTCTGAAGTGCATCTGGATTCAGGCCCATACTAGCCTTGCTCATTCCCGTCCTGTCCTCTTTCACAGAATCGAGATAGTCCAGCATCGGAAATGCTTCCCTCCCAGAAAAATCCTTCTGTAATTCTCTCACCATCCCTGGCGCACGGGTGCGGATAATCTTTCCTACCTTGTTTGATGTAACATCATCCTTATTTACCTGACCCTCAACTACCTCTGTGTCTGGATGAATACTTTTAGCGAGACTGTCTAACATATTTCTCAGGACCGCAGACTTTATCTTCTGCACATCCATCAAAAGGTCGGCTACACTTTGTCCTCTCCAGACATGGGGTTCCGGATACCCATTAAATATGATAAAAGGCAAATCATTAACAGGAGAATGATGTAGGAGCTTGTGATGAGTGCCAGCACAACAGAACCGCCTAAGTTCAGATATCCCATCCCCGTCATAATCAATTTTCGCATACGCTTCAACATACAAGACTTTACGGTTTGCCTCTCCAACTGTTTCTGAATCTGCATAGTTTGCAAGGGGGTGTCTTGTGATAAATTCTGTGTTTGTTCCAAATTCATCTGAATCTCCTGCTAAATCCAGCATATCATCGTAATTGTAGCCCATTTGTACCAGTTCTGAAACACTCAGATATCGCCTGTGTGCTACAACTGCCGAGTCTTCAATACTTCTTGCCCGTCTATCTATTAAAAATTCTTCCGGTGGAATGGCATCCAAAACTATATTTCCATCCTCTTTGGTTTGACGGACAACTACATCATGCAACATTGGAGCCTCGACTTCTGGTTGCTCAATTGGCTGTCCGTCAGGAGAGACTTGTTGTGGCTGCGGAGGTGGAGGTACAAAACTGGGGTCAGGATAACTTTCCACCTGAGAATTTTCTATTTCAGCCTCACTAAGAATTGCTTCCAAGCCCTGATCATTAAGACCAGTAAATTCTTCATAACTTACTTCTTCCCTACGTTCCCAATCAACACGGATAACCCCTACCCTTTTTACGAGGGAATCTTTGATTGCATTGTAGCATATAGAGAACGCAGGGTTGTCCTGTCCCAATACAACCTGGTT